CAACCGCAAGCCCGATACCGCGATAGATGGAGCAACAGCATGCCGAAAGCAGTCAGCGAAAGAGACAGGGGGCTGATGGGAACGCCCGAGGCGGCGCGGCTCGCCTTGGTCGCTAAGGCTCAAGCATGGCGCGAATTGCGCCAGCCTCTCATTGCCACCCGCGCGGAACACAAGCGCATCGAACAGCAAGAGCACGAGGCCCGCTTCCAATTGGCAAACGCAGCCCTGCTTTGGCTTTGGCACGAAGAAGACAACGACCGCGCCTAATACCGCGATAGATGGAGCAACAGAGAGATGACCCTGATCAAGCAACTCCGCGAGGAAGCCGAAAGGCTCAGCGCTCACAGTCTTGATCGCGGCGTTCAGGAAGCCGGCATCGCTGCGAACCTTGCTGAGCGGGCTGCGGATACCATCGAGGAAATACTGAAGGTGCTCAAAGAGGCCGCTGAATTCATCCAGCCATTCAACCGCGCCGAAGAACTCCTCAGCCGGATTGAAGGCGTCATTTCCAAAGCCTCAGCATAGCCGACAATCGCACGGCGCGGAAAGAGAACAGAGATATGACCGATACCATCACCAAGGCAGAAGTCGTCAGCATCATCGAGGCAATCCGCGAGCGCGCTCCGGCTGCCACGTGGTCGGATAGCGGAGGCACGCGAGACGGCTGGGACATGGCCTGCGCAGAGATTGAGAAAGCCGTGATCGGCGCCTCCACCCAGACTTGGGAGTACCTGTCGGTAAGTGGTCAGTGGAACTCCTGCCGCAGCATGGCCGACGCAATGATGTGGGCCGAGGACGGCCGCGAAATCCGCATTGCCAAGGCTCAGCGCTAGGAGGAACACGTGGAACCGAACATCTATCGCCCGGAAATCCACCGCAAGAAGGATGGCCTACTGCTCATCACTTGTAGTGGACAGGGCCGGTTCCTGACTTGGTTCGAGAGCCTTCAGTTTCGTCTCGGACTGACTGATGCCGAGAAACTGGAGCGGAAATTCTGTCGCTGCGCCGACCCCAATTCCTACGATGTCCGGGTTCGCTGACACCACCCATCAACACCACTCGCAGTCCCGCACAGTCGTGGAGAGAGACAGATGAGCGAGACGAAGAAAGCAGACGATCAGCCAAACGGCATGGACAGCAAATACTACACCCTCTCGGACGGCACACTTGCTCAATATCCGGGCGGACGCACTCGGCGCGAATGGGAGGATCAGGTCGGAACGCCATCCTATCACCACGCCGCAGACCTTCCCGAGGACTAGCCAGTCAGTCCCGCACAGTCGGCGGCTTCACCAGAGAGAACACACGATGAGCATCATACAGCACGGAACTTTCGTCATCCACGAAAAGCCCTTCGTCTGCTCTACGCTCGTCTCCGGCGGGTTCGTCTACAGGACCATCCTCTGGGATGGCGAATATTACCTCCTGAACCATCACCAATATGTCGCCATCCAGCGCGGCGAAACCCCGGAAACCCTCGGCCTTGAGCCGTCAACCAACGACACGGATGACTGACATGCCCAGAGACCTCGCCGAAGAACTGACGCTAATCGACATTTCGCGCGCGCAGCGGGCGGCTCAACTGACGGCTGGTGAATACCGCGCTGCGATGCTCCGCGCTCGCCGTTGGGCAATGGTCTGTCTCGATGCCGGCCAGACCGAAGAAGCCAAACGCCAGATCAACGAAGCGGCGCGGTTCTCTGCTGCCGCCGATGAAATCGAAGCCGAGAGAAAGGCAGCAGCATGACACAGGTATCTCAAGCACTGGTCGAGCACATCGAGAATGCGGCTGTAGACCCAATCCCTGCGCCTTCCCTTCCGATGTCGGAGTCGGCTGCGATCTTCCAGATCATCGAACGCGCCGCGCGTGATCCAAACGTCGATCTCGACAAGATGGAGCGTCTTATGGCGATGCGCGAGCGCGAGATGAGCCGACAGGCAGAGCGCGCCTTCAACGAGGCCATGAAGGCTTGTCAGGCTGAGATGCGCGCCATATCGGCGGACGCCGACAATTCGCAGACCCACAGCAAATACGCCACCTACGCCAAGCTCGATAGCATCCTGCGACCGATCTACACCAAGCACGGCTTTTCGGTCAGCTTCGATGAGGCTGACTCACCCAAGCAGGATCATATCCGCTGTCTCGCCTATGTGGCGCATGAAGACGGTTTCACCCGTACCTATCGCAAGGACATGCCGGCGGACGGCAAGGGCGCCAAGGGTGGCGACGTGATGACGAAGACCCACGCGACCGGCGCGGCGTCGTCGTACGGCCAGCGGTATTTGCTCAAGGGCATCTTCAACGTTGCCGTTGGCGAAGACGATAACGACGGCAACGCGGAGGAACAGCCGCCGCAGTTCATCACCGAGGAACAGGTGATGCAGTTGCGCGACTTACTCACGGCGCGCGGCGCCAACGAACAGAAGTTCCTAGCCTTCATCAAGGTCGAGAGCCTGGACAAGATCTATGCCAGCGCGTTCGACAAGGCCGTTGGTGTCATCAATCAGCACCGGAAGTCATGACCATGGAAATCTTCGACATCGACCAGGGCGGACAGGAATGGTTGCAGGCTCGCCTTGGCATCCCGACTGCTTCGAAGTTCGCGACGGTTATGGCGAAGGGAGAAGGAAAGACCCGCTCGGAATACATGCGCAAGCTGGCCGGAGAGATCGTGACCGGCGAGCCGATGGACTCCTATACGAATGTCCACATGGACCGAGGTAAGGTCATGGAAGACGAAGCGCGCGACCTATACGCCTTCGTTCGTGACGCGGAAATTCGCCGAGTAGGCTTCATTCGAAACGGCAAGAAAGGTGCCAGCCCAGACAGCCTAGTCGGCTCGGAGGGCGGTTTGGAGATAAAGACCGCCCTCCCGCATATTCAGATCGAGCGCCTGTTGCGCGCCGATCTTCCATCAGAGCACAAGGCCCAGGTGCAGGGAAATATCTGGCTTGCAGAGCGCGATTGGTGGGATTTTTGCTCCTACTGGCCGAAGCTTCCCCTGCTTACCGTCCGCGTGTTCCGAGACGACATCTACATCAAGAACATGGCCGGCGAGATCGACCGCTTCAACGATGAGTTGGAGGCGATGGTTGAGACCATCCGCAATTACGACCGCCGTTCCGAAATCCTGAAAAACCAACTCGTCAAAAGCGTGATGGGAGGCTGAAGTGGCCCAGACCGTAGTGCTTACAGGCAATTCAAAACGAGCATTGGCGAAGCAGCTCATTGATCGCGCTCCAACCAACGCCGTCGTCACCATTCGCGAGGAGACTCGAAGCGGCGACCAGAACGCAAAGTTTCACGCGATCTGCTCTGATCTCGCTCGCTCAAGATGCGGATGGGCCGGCAAGCGACGAAATGCCGAGGAATGGAAAGTGTTGTTGGTGAGCGGCCATACCGTCGCCACGAAGGGTCAGGTTGAGATAGTTCCAGGCCTTGAGGGAGAGTTCGTAAACGTGCGCGAAAGCACGTCTCGCATGAGCGTATCGCGCGCGTCTTCCCTCATTGAATACACCTTGGCCTTTTGCGCAAGCCACGGCCTTCTGCTCAGTGACGATGGCGAGAACGCGAGGAGCGCAGCATGATCCGCGAATCTCGCCAAGTCTGGGTAGCCGCACACCCGCGCAGACTACCCAGCCGCAACACCCAGGTTCACGACGAGCTGAGAGCCGCCCGCGTCAGAGACTTGATCAACGAACGACGTCTCCAAGACGAACTGGCAGAGGCCATAGAGACAGAGTTGGAGCGGATGTGATGGGCTTCGCAATCCGCAGGCCTGACACCGCCTTTAGCCTGGACAAATCCAGCAAGGCCACCAAGCGCATCGAAGACCCGGCGCACCTTGCTTTCATCCGGAAGCTTCCAAGCGTCGTAAGCGGCGCCTATGGCTGCGAGGCTTGCCATATTCGGGCCGGCAGCGCCCTTCACCGCAAGAAACATACCGGTGGTCAGCAGAAGCCGGACGACTTTTGGGTTCTGAGCCTCACACCAGATGAGCACAAAGCCCAACACTCAGCCAATGAACTGGCTTGGTGGCGATCCCACGGCATCGATCCATTCTATCTGGCCCTCAAGCTTTACGAGGTCAGCGGCAACGTTGAGGCTGCGACCGAGATCATTCGCAACACCCGTAGGAGCGCCTAGCTATGAGCGAACTGTTGCCGTGTCCGTTTTGCGGCTCGAAAGCATGGCTGCGCGATAACGCGGTCGGGCGATCACGCATTGAATGCGACGAGTGTCAGATCGGCCAACTGGACTTCACTGACCATGCCGACGCTATTGCTGCTTGGAATCGTCGCGCCGTGGTGGACGGGGTGCTTCGCGCTGCTTGGGAAGCCGGTCGCAAATCCTATTGCCCGGCTGGCATTCTGAAAGACACCGAGCGAACCGAGCGCGAGTGGCAACGGGCCAAGTCCGCCCTCGCATCCGTCCCAGCTCCATCAGGAGCGGAGCCGGTCAAGGAGTTCGCGAAAGCTATTCTACACGGCGATGACGAGCACCGCGCTTGGCTGATCGAAGCCGCCGATGCGTTCATTGCCGGCCAACCGCTTCCTCCGCCACGCGGCAAGGGAACTGGTCCAGCGCCACAGGCGGTACAGGCAGAGGATATAGCGGTACTGGTCGAGCGGCTGAAGAATCACTACCGCACCGACGTGGGCATGGCCTCAGAAACTGGCGACGATATTGCGCAAGCCGCCGGCCTGCTCACCAGCCTCTCTGCCGAACGGGATGAGGCATTGCTGCTACGCGATGCATGGGAGGCGCATCTTGCGACCATCATCGCCGCCGCCATCCGCGCCTACCTTTCCGCCGCCCGTTCCACCGTACCGGAAGCGGGGAAGGCGGTGGTGGTGAAGCCGCTGGAGTGGCGGTTCTTTGATGTGAAGCACGAATATGGACGCGGCGTTTGGGACGCGAACCATTCT